GCCATTGACTATTGAACAAGCTATCTTTGGCATTGAGGGTGATGACTTCATTGTATCTGTTAATGCTAAATCCTCTAGTGGATTTCCTTGGGTCAAGATTTCGGATAAGAGAGGAAAGAATTCTTTCGTTGATTTGACTGCTAAGGAAATTGCTCCTCAACTCTGTGATGCTGTTGATAAGAGGATTAAAGATGCACGTCTTGGAAAGACCAACATGACCATTTTTTGTGACCATTTGAAAGACGAAAGAAGACCAATTGAAGGACATAAGTATCTTAAACCTCGAAACATTGCTGGTGCTCCTATCGACTACAGTGTGGCTTTTAAGATGTATTTTGGTGGCTTTATTGCTCATGTTATGCAAAATCGTATTGACAATAATATTGCTGTTGGAATGAATGTTCATGGTATGGAGTGGACTATTTTGGCTGACAAACTCACTAGTAAAGGCTGTGATAACATCTTAGCCTGCGACTTCTCAAACTATGACGGATCTCTTAATGCTGATTTCATCTGGGCTGTTTTGGACATTATCAATGCTTGGTACGATGATGGTAATGATGATGTGCGAACTACATTATGGGTTGATATTGTTAATGCTCACCACCTTTGCAGAAATGTTGTCTATCAAGTTGATCATTCTAACCCTTCTGGCAATCCGATCACTACCATCTTGAATTCTATTTACCATCTTATTCTTATCACATATGTGTGTATTAAGTGTGGCATTTCAGTTGCTAAGATCAGATCTCACATATTTTCCATCGTTTATGGTGATGATAATCTTATTGCTGTGCTTGGGAGAATCATTGATGTTGATAAGTTTGTTGAGTGTGTCACTGAGCTTGGAATGAAAGTTACTTGTTCAACTAAAGATGGGTTGCCTGTGTACTCAAACATCAAAGATGTGACTTTTTTGAAAAGGAAATTTGTTTTTGACAGCGCTTTATCTCGTTATCATGCTCCTTTACCTATGGATGTTATTATGGAAATGCCAATGTGGTTTAGAAAACCATTTTTGTGGGAGGAAGTCGCCCATTCCATCTACGACTCATGTGTGCGTGAAATGGCTCATTACCCGAAACATGACTTTGAACGTTTTCTTGTCCATCTAAGAAGTTGTGTCAGAAAGACTGGAGGAACTATGTGTGCTGTTGAATCATATGAGTATTATCAAGACGCTATGATGGGGAGCGTCTATTTGTGTTATGAATGTTAAGTCAACTATGACGGCTAGAGATATCAGTTATTGTGGAGTACGAAGTGTCATCGGTCCGTCATTTTACAGAGCAGAAATTTTCTATTTCTATTTATAAGTGTGTGGCTCTTTAAATATAGGCTACTTATACCACACGTCAATGTTAGAATAGTTCTACTAAACTTTAGACGTTAAATTGTGAACTGCTGCTTCTTTATATGCTGAAAATTCAACTGTTTTATCTCAAAAGCAAACTGTTGCTTTTAGAGACGAGGATGCTTTTGAAACATTTTCCTTTCCCCGTGTTAAAACAGAATTAGAGGAAATTCCTGTAGAACCAACCACACACGGTGTTATATCTTTTCTTGAGAGACCTCATGTAATTAAGACTGGTGTGTGGGCAGATACAGATGCCGTGAATTCAAATCTTTTTGTTGTTACTTATTTAGATGTGCTTAAATCTTATAATGCTTATAATAAAATTCTTGGCTTTAGATTTTTTAAAGCCGATTTGGAAGTGACTGTGCAAGTTAATAACCAGCCTTTTCAACAAGGTGCTATGCTTATTTATTATATTCCTTGTGCTAATGACTCTACTCAATGGTCTTCCACCTACCATATGGCAGGTAAGACTGGCCTTCCTTCTGACGTTCTTAATCTTTCTGACGGGAAAACTAAAACTGTTCTTTTTCCTTATGTTTCGCCTATGAATTACCTTGACTTAGTTGTGCCTTCTATTGAATTTGCGACTGGAATATGTGTGGGAGATGTATATTCTGAATTTCAAGTAGGTAGTGCTGATTATACTGTATTTGCTAATTTTAAGAATATTAGTCTTGTTGGACCTACTTCTGAACTACCAGACTCTAGCTTAAAACCTCCTCTTTTAGCACAAATGGGAGACCATATAATTGACATTGACCCTCCTGAGGAAACCTATAAAATGCCAGCCAAAACTGAATCTGCTCAAATGGAAGAAAGCGGTAGTGTAACTAAGGGATGGGTTAGTAAAATATCTAGAGTGGTGGCTGATACTGCAACTGTTGTTGGTGGTGTTGTTCCTGAAATAGCTATTGTTGCTTATCCTATATCTTGGGTAGCCCGTGCTTTAACTGTTGTTGCTGAGTATTTTGGGTGGTCTAAACCCACTTCGACTCATACAACAACTATAATACGTAATAATCCAACTAGATATATGGCTAACTTTAATGGTATAGATGCGTCACATAATTTAGGCTTAGACTCAGATAATCAACTGCAATCATTCCCCTTATTTGGAACTGTAAAAGACGAACTTGTCTTTGATCACATTGTATCTAGACTTAATTGGGCGGGTCGTTTTAATTGGTCAACTACTGACGCACATGGTCATGAATTATTTAAATCTTATGTACATCCTGGCATGTTTGACCAATATACCACTGTCAATAGTTCAGAAACAGTCCCACTTTATCAATATACTGCTGTGACAACTAATTACTTAGGCTTTGTAGCTTCTATGCATAAGTATTGGAAGGGAGACATCAAGCTTCATTTTAGATGCATTAAGACTAACTTCCATTCTGGTAGACTTAGATTAATTTGGACCCCTGGACAGTCTAGAGGAACTACTACAGGTGTG